TAAATATCAGCGCCGTAGAAGTGCCCGTCGATTCCACGGGCGTTAGCATTGTGGCTAAGGACGTGCTCACTGAGGCGAATTTCCGCGTACTGGAATAATGGCTTTTCCGACACTGACGCCAACCAGCCGCGAGTTCAGCCCTGGTGCGTGGCCCATCAAAAACTACAACGCACAATCCGGCGCCGAGATCCGAATTTTGTACGGATCCCAACGTACTAACGCCAAGCTTGGTCTTAGCTACGAAAACGTAACTGACGCAAACGCCCAGCTCTTCATCGACGACTTCAATTCAAACATCGGCACACTTCGTACTTTCACGCTTCCTTCCGCTGCACAAAACGGCTGGAACGGCAGTGCGGAAACTTTGGATGCGCCACCTGGCACAAAGTGGCGCTACGAAAGCGAGCCGCAAATCCGCTCAGTGAGACCCGGCCGTAGCAGCGTTACAGTGAATCTGGTGGCGGTGATCTAATGGCCAAGGTTTATACCGGACGCGATGGCCGCCTGCTGATCGACGGCACCGAGCAGATCAAGGTCAGTAACTGGACCTTGACTGGCTCTCTTGAAGTGCTGGAAACCACCACGCTTGGCGAATCACAACGCAGTTACGCGCCAGGCGTCCAAGAATTCAACGGCAGCGCCACACTGCTGTACTACAAAGACGACGCAGGCCGCAACGACGCCGCCACAGCTTTGAAGAGAGTGCTGCGTGTTGCTGGCGTATCCAGCAGCGATACCGTCACAATGCGTCTGCGTTTGGCGGATGGCAACACAAACAGCGACGTGCAACTGACTGCTTACATCACCAGCGTCTCGTTTGGTGCCAGCGTGGGTGAAGTCAGCTCTGCCCAAATCAGCTTCCAAGCCACTGGCGCACTCACGGCGGTGACAATCTGATGGGCATCTACCTCGGCAATGTCGGCAATATTGAGCTGACTCGCCTGTCGCTTGAAGGCAGCAAAGAGTCTGTGGTCAATCCGTCAGACGTCAATGCCGCTCGCGATCGATTTAGCTTTGATTTTGACCCTAGTTATTTAATCAGTGGTGACCTAGTTGAGATTGCCACAACAGATAGCACGAATCTTGATTTCGTCGCCGCAAGTGGATGGGCGAATAACACTGTTCAACCAAGTGGAAATTGGTACGCATTTATTGATGAACTAGGCGGTATTCGTCTGTACACAAACTTTGACGACAGCCTTGAGGGTGCTAGCACCGGCCTCGTGGCCCTCAATGCAATTGCTCGCAATATTCCAATCAGAGTTACGGTGCGTAACCGTGATGCCAGATTGCTGGGGTGTGTGTCTGACTATGAAATTAATACAACGCGAGAAACGGTCGATGTCACTGCATTGAGCGATGAATACAGGCAGCAATACAGCAGCCTGATCACTGGCAGCGGTCGCTTAACCGCTCAATGGGATTACGTAAAAGAAGGCAATACAGAGCCGGTCAACTATCTGATGCAGCTTGTATTGCGCACAGAGGTTGGCTCATCATTTCACGCAAAATTTTTCATTAAATCTGCGGGTACACGCGCGTCCGGTGGTTCGTTTGATTCCGCTCAAATTAATGACGCATTGTGGTGGGAGTTCGATGGCTTGATCACCTCTAGCGCTACAAGCTTTGCATCGGGCAATATCATCGTCAGTTCTGTCGATTTTGTTGCAACTGGTCCTATCAGGCTGCGCGCCAAGACACGCACAACCGAATACTTGCTCCAAGAATCTGGAGACAAATTCAAGCTTGAGCAAGATGGCACATCATTCTTGCTTTTGGAGCAATCCGACTGACACTAAACTGGTGTCAGGCCATGCCTACCAGCACTTATAGCCGCACATCACCATGGCAGACCTCAGGATCACCGAATTAGCAGCGCTCTCCAGCGGTGACCTGGCTGCAGGTGACTTTCTGGCAGTCGCTGATATCAGCGCTAGTGAAACCAAAAAAATTACCGTTACTGACTTTACCGGCAAAGCGGTCACGCTGATCGCTGACGCCACCATCCCTGGCGCCAAGATTCTGTTCGGCACTGCCGAGATTGCAGGCACTGCGCTGGAAGATGGCGCTGTTGACACGTTGCAGCTTGCTGCTGATGCTGTAACCGCCGCCAAACTGGCCGACGAATCTACTGTCGATCTCGTCACAACGCTCCCCGCCTCCGGCGCTTTCGTTGGTCAGATCGCACTGGACACCGACGACAGCAAGATCTACTGCTGGAACGGCAGCACTTGGGTCAGCATCAAAGCCGCCGGCAGCATCAACACCGTTGTCGGTGACACAGCCGGCATCGTCAACCTGACCGTCACCACATCCGGTGATCAGGTCACGATCACGACTTCACTAGACGCTACTGGCGCAGCAGCGCAATTTCTCGCCGGCCCAACTTCTGCCGCTGGCGCAGCCACCTACCGCACGATTGCAGCAGGCGATCTTCCAACAGCAACCACTGGCGCCAAAGGTGCTGTTGTCGTCAATGGCAATGGCCTGACAATGAGTGGCGACACCGTCGTCATCAACAACACTGTCACCGCCGAAACAAGCAACTACCACGTCGTCCAGTACAACGCCAAGGGTCTGGTCACCGGCGGCCGGCAAATCATCGCGGCCGACGTTCCAGTCGCCACAGCCAGCAGCATCGGTGTAGTTAAGCCTGGTTCCGGTCTGGGTGTCGACGGCGCTGGAACACTTGACCACACCAACTCAATCACCCCTGCAAGCGCTGCCAAGGTCACCTACGACAGCCAAGGCCACATTGTTGCTGCACTGGCACTGTCCGCAACAGATATTCCCGAACTAGACGCCAGCAAAATTACGACTGGTACGTTTGCAGCAGCGCGGCTTGCTGCCAATAGCGTCACGGCAGAACAACTTGCCGATTACGGCATCGCGCAAGTCAGCAGCACACAACCGATCCCCGAATTCGCAGGCCAGCTCTGGATCAACCCCACCGACCGCACAGCTTACGTCTGGGTTGGCCAAGTCTCTCCAGCTCAGGGTTACTACCTCCCCCTCAACAACGAGTTTGGCGCCCAAGCCAACCTCCGCTTCGGTGGTACGTACAACGCCAGCACTAACACAATCGCCAGCCTTAATACCTATGGCGCATCGGCAGGTCTGACTGTTGGTTCAGCTCTGGTTGCTCCAACCGCCGCAAGTTCTGGTCTCTATTTGCTGGTTACTACGTCAGGTACTGGCACGGCTCCGGCACCAGCCGTTGCACTAGACGTTGGCGACTGGATCTTGAGCCCAGGTTCTGGTACCACTTGGACTCACGTCAACATCGTGGGCGCAGGCATCAGCGTCATTGATGCGGGCGACGTTACTTTCAACGGTGGAGCACTCAGTCCGGCAATGACCGGCGTGGCAGACGCCGAAGCTGCACTAACAACACTTTGGGGTCGCGTTCAAATCGCAACCACCTCAACCGTTGGTGTAGTACTTGAGAGTACCGAAATCACGGTCAATAACAGCACTGGGTTGATGGAAGTCGGAGTGGTCGATGAAGGCACCTACTGATGTCAAGCTTCAATTACAACGGCGAATACCTCCCTCGCGGCGGCGTTGAAGGCGAAATGCTGATCAAAGTCAGCAATGCTGACTATTACGTGCAGTACAAAACGCTGCCCGAAATCTTCGACGAATACGACATTGTGATCGACGAGGGTGAGTATTAGTAGACTGCCGGAGTAACGCCGTCCCAGAGGGGAGTTAAGGCATGGCTACTTGGCAGCATCTCCGTAGCAGCACCGCAAACAAGCGCCCCACTACCAGCTTGGCTGACGGGCGCATTGCGATCAACACGAATACCGCAAGCCCCGGCCTTTTCTTCAAGGATTCTGCTGGTACAGGCATCGTCAAGGTCGGCCCTGTCCACGTAGGTACCACAGCGCCGAACAGTGTGCCGGCTTCCGGCGGCAGCACCGGAAACTACACAGGTGAGCAGTGGCTGGACACGAGTGTGTCCCCTGCTCAGATGAAAGTCTGGAACGGCAGCACCTGGGTCGGCATTGTCGCCGACGAACTGCCTGTCTCCAAACTGCAAGACGGTGCTGCCCGCCAGCTCATCCAAACTGATGCTGCTGGTACTGGTGTTGAGTGGACCAGCAACGTTGATGTACCAGGCACGCTGGACGTTACCAGCACCGCAACATTCGACAGCATTGCGCAGCATCCGTTGGGTACTGCTGGCGCACCGACGATTACCTTCACTGGCGACACAAACACCGGCATCTACTCCCCCGGCGCAGACCAAGTAGCCATCTCAACTAATGGCACTGGGCGATTGTTTGTTGATGCGAGTGGGAATGTTGGCATCAATGCAGCGCCTCCTACAGCGGCCAACGCAGCAGGGTATAGGGACTTTCTGGTTAAAGGCGGAAGTACAAATCGAACAGGCATCTTGCGATTGCAAGATGGTGATGGAACAGATACTGTCATCTTGTACGCAAATGAGGTAAATGGCCTTGAGCTAAGGCAGGAGCTAGCTCGTCCAATCTCTTTTTGGACAAATGGCACCGAGAAACTCCGCATCACATCGGACGGGAAGCTAGGGCTGGGGACTTCTAACCTAGTCAGTAAACTCACCGTTTCTGGCACACAAGGTAACTATCGCGTTGATCCGGATTCGGTTACCAACGAAGTTCAGTTGCTTGCGACAGTACCCGATAACAGCGACTTCAGAAACTACCGCGTCCGCACGAATCAGTTCTTTGTAGACACTAGCGGCAGCACTGCTCTAACTATTGATACGTCACAGCGTGTAGGGGTGGGCACTACTTCGCCTGGGCGAAATCTT